ACTGGAGTTGCTAGTTCAATGGGGGTTGATTCTATTACCGGACGAATTCCAGCAATTGACGCTGCATTTGCATCTGGTGGAGTGTCGGGCGGGCTTACTGCGCTTACTGGACAAATATCACAAGCGGGATTTCCTACTAATCCAGCAGCAATTCCCGGATTACCTGCAATACCCGGAATGCCTGCGATACCTACGATACCAGCGATACCTACATTGCCCAAGTATTTAGGATTTGACACATCAAAAATAGGATTAGATAAATTAGCATCATTAACTTTAACAGGATTGCCGGCTGATGCTTCACAAAAATTAAACTCAGCAATAAGTGCATTAAGTACTGGAGGAACAATCCCAATAAAATTACCAACTATCGCAATTAATACGTTTGATAGAACGGAGATTACATCAAGATTCTCATCGTTATTGGGTGATAAAACTATTCCTATACCAAATTTTTCAATGAACATGACTGTTACTAATCTATCGTCGGAACAAATTAAAGAATATGATAAAGTTAAAGTTGAAATAGCCGCGTTAGATGATATGTTTCTAGCTGATAGATTTACAACATTGAATGCTGAATATGCGTTATCTAATGCTAAAAATAATTTACCACAGGGTGATCCTAAAATAGCGTCATTACAGTCAGTAGCAACTGAAGCAAGAGCAAAATTAGTAGCACTAGAACAAAAAATAACCGCATTAAGAAATCAACAATTTAAATCAACTACAGAAGCATTGTCTGCAACTCCTAAAACAGTATAAATATAATTAAAGGGATATCATGCCATCATACATTGGATTTAGTACAATTAATATAGGAAAACCTCAAACTACTAATTTACCTTCTGGCCCGCAGGGAGGGACCGGCAGTGTATTAAATTCAATCGTGTATGGTAAAAAATATCGCACAGTAGATGAACAATTAGTAATTCAAGATTTTATTAATGCGATGAATATTCAGCAAGGACAAAAAGTAGGTAATCCGGGATATGGAACTACACTGTGGTCCTTTGTATTTGAGCCTAATACAGCAGATGTTCAAATTCAACTAGAACTTGAAATTAGAAGAGTTGCGTCATTAGATCCTAGGATGTTATTAAATAATGTAACAGCATTTCCACATGAACAAGGAATATTAATAGAAGTTGAATTAGCAATTGTCCCGTTCAATAATGCTCAAACATTAGGAATTTTTCTAAATAATAACAATAATACTGCTGCATTGCAATGATGCTTTAATACCGGTATTTTAGAGTATGATAAATACTTAAAAGAGAATATATATGGCAACCTCATCACGACAATCAGCTTTATTTGGAGTAAATGACTGGAAAGCCATTTATCAAACCTTCAAGCAAGCTGACTTCAAAAGTTATGATTATGAAACGTTACGTAAAAGTTTTATTGATTACTTGCGGGCTTATTATCCGGAAACATTTAATGACTATGTTGAAAGTTCAGAATTTATTGCCTTGCTTGATGTTATGGCTTTTATGGGTCAGGGACTTGCATTTCGTAATGATTTAAATACTCGTGAAAATTTTATAGATACTGCTGAACGTAGAGATTCAGTAATTAAATTAGCAAATTTAGTAAGTTATACTCCTAAACGAAATTTAGCAGGACAGGGATATTTAAAAATAACTAGCATCCAAACAACACAAAATATAGTAGACTTAAACGGATTAAATTTGGCTAATCTTGCTGTATTATGGAATGACCCTTCTAATTCTAATTGGTTAAATCAATATAATAGTATTATTAATGCAGCATTAATTAACGCCCAGCGGATTGGTCGTCCTGGAAATACTGCATCAATATTAGGCATAAAAACAGATGAATATGCCTTAAATATTCCGTCGGATAGTTTACCTATTGTGCCGTTTACTTCAACGGTTGATGGTATAAATATGAATTTTGAATTAGTAAGCGTTACTAGTGTTAATGAAGATTACATGTATGAATATCCTCCTGCGCCATCCGGAAAATTCAACATGCTATATCGCAATGATAAATTAGGATATGGTAGCCCTAATACCGGATATTTCTTTTATTTCAAACAAGGAACTTTACAAAATTTTGATTTTAATTTAGAACAACAAATTTCTAATCAGGTCATAGATATAGGAACCATTGAAGGGGTTAATAATACTGACACCTGGTTATATCAACTTAGTACCGATAATATTACTAGTAGATTTTTATGGACAGAAGTTGAAAATGTATATGCCGATGCATATTTGCAAACGGAATCTAGTCAACGACAGTTATTTTCTGTTGGATCTAGATTTAATGACCAAGTAAATTATGTGTTTGGTGATGGAGTATTTTCTAAAATTCCTGTTGGACCGTTTAGAGCATATGTACGTGCAGGCAATGCACTAACATATACAATTGATTCTAGCGAAATGGCAGGGATAAACATTTCTTTTCCATATGTTAATCGTTCAGGTAAAATAGAAACGTTAACGTTTGGCCTACAATTAACTACTCCAGTATCTAATGCACAAGCAAGAGAGTCATTGGCAAATATTAAACAACGTGCCCCGGCCCGCTACTATACACAAAATCGTATGGTTAATGGAGAAGATTATAATAATTTTCCGTATACATTATATAGCTCAATTATAAAAAGCAAAGCCATTAATAGAAGTTCAATTGGAGTATCAAAAAATTTAGATTTATTAGACCCAACCGGAAAATATTCTAGTACTAATAGTTTTGCAAATGATGGTGCTTTATATTTAGACAGTTCTGATGGTAATTTAGTATTAACGGTAACATCATCTGGTACTATTATAAGATTTTTATCAGATACTTTATCAGCCGCATTGATTTCTAATCAAGCCCTGCAATATTATATTCAAAATTATCCAATGTATACAGTTGACACAGGACTCAGTTCCGGACCAACATATTGGAAAACTAAAACAGTAGATGCTAATAGTTTAACTGGGTATTTTTATAATACAACCGGAACAACAGAGATACCAATCCCAGTAGGAATTTATTCAACAAACCCAGTTAAATATATAAGTAAAGGGGCATTGATACTGTTTACAGCGCCGTCAGGATATTTTTATGATATTAATAATCGTTTAGTGTCAGGCGTGTCCGGCAGACCAACTACACTTTGGACTACGGTTTTAATAGTAATAGGTGATGGATATAATTTTGGTACCGGTGGATTTTCTAATGGAACTGGTCCAATTATTTTAAACGGATATGTACCGGCTGGATCTATTTTAACAACTATATTACCTGCTTTTGATAATTCATTATCTAATGTAATTATCCAAGAGGCTATCGTTCGAATGGAATTACAACAAAGTTTTTCTTTGGTGTTTGATAATTCATTAACAATTGATCAAGATAGATGGTCAATTAAACCGTATAATAGTTCTAATTACTTTGTAAACTTTTTTAGTTCAATTACTAATAATCGGTATACAATTTCTTATAAATCATTAACATATTATTTTGGCAGTGTTGCTGATACTAGATTTACATTTGAAATTGATGAATTAGTATATGATCCTTTTTCTGGAAAAATATTACAAGATTTTGTAAACATACTGACTACTAATACTCAACCAAATTCAAGTTATCCTCTTCAAAATAATGTTGAAATTAGTATTCTTGGACAAACAGTTCAATCAGATGGCTATATTGATGACTTTGAAGTTGAGGTTGCAAGTATAGATACCAATGATAGAACAATCATTACTAACCCTACATTTTTTAATAGTATTACAGGGTACACTGTGGGTAATGCTAATATTGGTGTATATGTATTTTTTGAATTAGTTGAAGATGCTATAAATTTATCAAGACAACAAATTATTCCTACCACAACGGTAGTATATCAATATGCAATTAAATCACAAATTGAAGTGGTAAAATATGAATATGTTGAAGGACAAATATTTTATGCATATACTGATAATTTATTTTATACTTCTGTGCAAGATGATACCATTTCAACACCTTATTATACTTTAATAGAACAGCCGCAATATTCTGTAAAACCCGGTAGACAAGGGCTAGCATTTCAATATAGACACAATAGTAACAACACAACTAGAATTGATCCGGCGACTACTAATATTATTGACTTGTATGTAGTTACACAATCATATTATACTGCATATCAAAACTGGATACAAGATTCTACTAATACAATAGTAAAACCGGCAGTACCTACCATTAATGAATTAGAATCAGATTACAGTAAAATACAAGATTATAAAATGCTAAGTGACAGTGTTATATTAAACAGCGTAGTATTTAAACCGTTGTTTGGGGCTAAAGCAGAACCCGCGTTAAGAGCAACTATTAAGGTTATTAAGACTAGCGGAATAAGTGCTAGTGACAGTGAAATTCGTAGTGCAGTATTAACTACAATGAATAGTTATTTCAATATCAATAATTGGAATTTTGGAGATACCTTTTATTTCTCGGAATTGAGCGCATATATACATGCTGAAGTTGGATCATTAGTTAATTCAGTAGTATTAGTGCCAAATGACCCAACAATGTCTTTTGGAGATTTATATGAGATAAAATGTAGACCATATGAAATTTTTGTTAACGCAGCGTCTTCATTAGATGTAATTGTTATTGCAGCGTTAACTCCAGCCGAATTACAAATAGCATAAGTAATATATAAAGATTTAAAAAATGGCCACAAGAATTCGTACATTAAATTTTCTTCCGGAAATATTTAAAACTCCTACCAATGCTCAATTTTTAAAAGCCACGCTTGATCAAATAGTAGCGCAACCAAATACTAAAAAAATACAAGGGTATGTTGGTGGTGATTTTGGTCCTGGAATTAATCCAAATGATTATTATGTTGTTGAACCTACAAAAACTCGCACCGACTATCAATTAGACCCGGGTGTGGTTTTTACTAAAGCAAATGATGCCACTGCAAAAGATTTTATTAGTTATCCAGGCATTATTGATGCTCTTAAGGTAGAAGGTGGGTTAACTAATAATAATAATAGATTATTTAATAGTGAGTTCTATTCATGGGATTCCTTTACTAATTTAGATAAAATAATTAATTTTAATCAATACTATTGGTTACCAAATGGACCTAATCCAGTATTAATATCAAATGCAACAGTTTATGCTGCTGCCGAGTATACCGTAACTACTAGTAGTACAACTGCCGGGTATAGTATTTCTACAATTCAGGGACAACTTGGTACAACTAATCCATCACTAACTTTATTACGTGGAGGTACATATACTTTTGCAGTTAATCAAACTAGTAACTTTTGGATACAAGGTGCGCCCGGCGTTACCGGATATAGTCCTACCCAGCCCAATGTACAAACTAGAGATGTTTTGGGGGTAACTAATAATGGGGCCGAAACAGGATTAATTACATTTACTGTCCCTAATAAAAATGCACAAGATGAATATAATTTTTTAGGTAATACTTTAGTTGATGTTGTTAGTACAATCCCGTTTGAACAAGTTAACGGAGCATTACTATCAGATTTAGTAGCAATAGACGGAATAACCTCACTTGAAGGGTTAACGGTAATGTTTTATAATACCGGTATACCTGACGAAATTGGATATGTGTCTAACTTTTTTGATTATACAAATTTTGACCAAAATACTAATTTAGTGGCTGCATTAACTATATCAGTAACCAATACAACCACCAGTACCAATTTAATAACATGTAATTCTACTGCAGGACTAACACTAAATGATACTATAACATTTACTGGAAATATACCATTTGGTGGATTAATACAATATTCTGCAACGATCCCCAATACAATTTACTATATAAAAACAATTGATAGCTCAACAACATTTACTATTTCACAAACATTAGGCGGTGTAGTTTTTCCTTTAACAACAGCCACCGGAACGTTAATTGGTAATATTAATGAGGGGTTGCTAGAAGAAGGATATTATACAACAGTCAATGATAATTTTTATACTATCACCTATATTGGGTCATCAAGTGATCCAATTATTAGACTTGTCCCGGCAGGGCAAATACCCACTAATGAAAAAATAACTGCGGTATACGGAACTGAATGGATAACTAGGAATTTTTATAAAAATATATACGGATATATAAGTGTATATCCTTATCTAAGCGCAATATTAGATAAATTATATTATCAAGACGGCACCTCACAAAATAAAGTGGGAGTAATTAACCTTATTGATAGTAATAATACTTACTCGTTAAATGTTGATGTTGACATCTTAGGTAAACAAAATTTTACTTCTAGTGGAGGTGTTGTATTTACCAATGGACTTAAAGTAATATTTCGCGGAGATGTATTTCCAAGTTCGTATAGAACAGGACAATATTATGTAGAAGGCGTGGGCACTGCAATTGAATTATTAAAGGTGCAGGATTTAATAGTCCCTGAGGCATTTACCTCAGGAACATATATTCCATATGATAGCACTGCATATGATATTGGAAATTTTGATTCGGAATTGTATATTCCACTAACACCGGATTATATAACAATTGCTAGAAATTCTATTAATAAAAATGCCTGGTCAAGAAGTAATAGATGGTTTCACATTGATGTAATCACAGCAACTGCTACTTATAATAATGATCCTGCGTCAATATCAATATACGCTACACAAGAATATAAGGCTAAACGTCCCATTATAGAATTTTATCCAAATATTAATTTATTTAATTCTGGCACTATAGGTAAGAGTCCTATA